TAGATGTCTTTTTCCTGTCATATAGAGTTTTATCTTTCACAATGCGTTGCTTGTATTTAGGAGTGCGAACTTCTTTAGCCATTGGGTTTTGTTTTTTCATAACATTAGTTATCTTGTTATCTTCTAGAATTTTTACGACTTCATCTTTTTTCATATAATACTCAGGATTCCATGGCATTTCATTCCTCCTTATCCAAAAATACAAACTCTACGCCTAATCGTTTCTGCTCCTTGCTAAGTTGTCGAGCTATGCGCGTGCCCGGTCTCCACGATACTCTATAACTAGTAGTCTTGACATCGATCTTGCGCACCTCTCCGGTTTTCTCGTCCACTATTACCATATCAATGGGTCCTTTAAGAGATATATTTTTAAAAACATAATATCCTTCCTTTAAAAATTTTATGGCTGCCCGGAGCTCATTAACATCCCCTATTTTTTGTGTGTCTCGCCCCATGATGGCCCCATATCTACATCAACTTTTGAAGGAACTTTCAATTCAATAGTGTGTTCCATTATTTCCACAATTCTTTTACACTCCTTTTCGGTAGAAAAAGACATATCCAATTCATCATGCACTTGGATCAAGGGAAGGAAACCCTCCTTATATAAGTCTACCATCGCCTTTTTTGTTTGATCGGCTGCTGATCCTTGTATTAATCTATTCAAAGCCTTGTATGTCCACGCCCTTTTAATTCCACCTACTCCATATTCTATTTCCGCCTGCTCTTTAGGTAATGCTTTATGCACACCAAATTGTTGGGGCTCCCACAAATGGAAGCGACACCTTCTCCCCATAATAGTTCTAATGTATCCTTTCTCATTTGCCCGACTCATTGTCCCATCCGTCAAAGATTTAACAAAAGGAACTGTATGATGGTAATTTTTAAAGACTCTTTTAATCTCCTCCCTGTCTTTTTCTAATTTACTGTCTAATCCTAATTGGCTCATCAACTTACCTTTCCCCATTCCATACATCATTCCTAAGTTAATGGTCTTCGCTTGCTTACGATCAATGCCCGCCATATCAGCGACAGCTTGATGAAAGTCTATGTCCTTGTGCGTATAGTCATCTATCAGCTGACTGACAGTATCCAAGTTTTCATATAAAGCCTGCCACTGTGAATTGGTTCTCATCAACGCACCATAATGAACTAATAAACGCGGTTCTTGCTGTGAGTAATCAAAACATCCCCACTTCTCCCCTTCTTCCGGAAGAAATAATGATCTTATTTTAGGACTAATCTTAGGATTGCGGGCCGGTATCTGCTGCAAGTTAGGATTCTGCATTGATAAACGTCCTGAAATAGTCCCGCCTGTTTCCGATCTTAATTGGTTCACATCCGCGTGAATGCGTCCTTTGTGCGAATGTTTTATGATGGAATCAATAAAGGTGGTGTAAGCTTTATTTATTTCCCTGGCCTCCACAATTTTTTTAGCGAAGGGATGTTTATGGGTGGATAAAAAATTCTTATCGAAACTAGGAAGACCGGTGGGGGTGCGATTATATCCTATCCCTAATTTTTCAAAAGCTTTTGCAATCGACAATGGAGCGAGAATCTCCATCTCAAAACCACACTCTTTATGTAAGCTATCCAGTATCTTCTTTTCTGTATTCTTAAAATCTTTTTTAAGACGTCCTGCTTTTTCCACATCAACACGTACACCTCTCTTTTTCATGTTAAATAATACAGGAAAAAGTTCAGTTTCTAAATTGAGAATTGTTGTTAATTCCTGTTTAATGATCTTTACCTTTAATGCGTTCCATAGTTTTAACGTGACTGCGGCATCCTGCTCGGCATATGGTCCCACATACATTGCGGGTAATTTATGCATTTCTCCCTTGGCATCAACGCCAAAGTCCCTCGCCGCTTCATACAGTCCGGCCTCTGATTTAGTGTCGCCTACATAATCCGTAGCTACATCCTTGAGCCTATAACTGAATCTGTTTTCATCCACTAAAGGGGCGGCAATCATTGTGTCACAAATACGGCCACTTACTTCAAGGCCCATGGCACTAAGCCAACCTACATCATACATTGCATTGTGAAATACTTTATCACAGGGGAGTTCTAATATTTTTTTTAAAGCTATCTTAAAAAATTTCTCATCGAAGTTTCCCCCTCCTTCATGAGCAATGGGAAAGTATCCCTGCCATCCCTCCACGGCCAACGCTACACCAATAACTTTTCCTTTTTTTGTAGCCCAACCTGGCCCTGTAGTTTTTAATCCAGGATCATGTGTTTCCAAATCAATGGCAATTTCTTTTGCTTCAGACAGATCCGGTATTCTCTCGGGAGGAATCCATTCACTGGGCGCCTGGAACAAGGAGGGTTGTTTCATTGATTCCTTTTTTTAATATATTCTTCTGTCTCTCTTCCTCGCCGTTCCCCCTCTGATTCAAAAGATTTATCTTTCTTATCCGTCCGTGCTTCTATTTCACCTGCAATAGATGCATAAGCAGCTAGGTCTACATAGCTGTCTTTTTTATGTGCATGCATTAGTCTCGCCACTTTTACCAATGCCATACACATCGCCGCATCGTGGGGGGTTATATCTGTGCGGAGGAAAATAGACCACAACGCAGCGATGTTCCTATGATTAGTAACTTTATCACCATAATCACTATGGCGCTTGCCACCAATTAATTTCTGTGCTTCTTTTAAAAGTTCTTCTGAGATCATTTAAAAAATTTCTTTAAATTCTCTTGTAGATTCTGATTCAATAACGTGTAAAGATTTTTTTGCCCTAGTGACTCCCACATAAAACACTCGCCTTTCATCATCTTGTTGTACAAAATAATTATCATCCACTTTTTTAGGTAGGTCAGTCAATAACATAACATGATCCGCTTCGCCACCCTTTGCTGCGTGGATCGTAGATAATTTTATATTTTTAGATACATTAAAATCTTGTTGTCTTTGTAATGCGGCCGTAATGTAGGCTTGTTGAGATTCCGGAATGTTGTCTAAAGCTACGTGCCATTCTCTTGCGATGTGCACATTTAACCCGTGAAACATGACTAATGCCTCATGGTCATATTCTTTTTCTTCGTCCGCAGCTTTTAGATCCTTATATCCGTGGGCAATATGATTATTTCCAGACATATAATAATACATATCTTTCAATACTTTAAAGGGAATTGTTTCACCTTTTTGTAAAGTTTTCCATCCAATTATAGCATTCAACATTTTCTCCGACACAGAGGATCGATTATATCTTTCAAAAAATAACCCTCTTATTCTTAGTTCTTCTGCAAGTTGATCTAAGAAATAGTTAGCGCGACCTAATATTAGCCACGTTCCTTGAGTTAAATCCATCTGAGAATTTAACCTTGTTCTATGATATTTTAATTCTCCTTCATATTCTCGTGGCTTCCATTCTTTTTCCACCCGATCCTTTACAGGAGTGATGATTTGATGGGCTATGGTATGAACTTTCCTGGGAATCCTATAGGATTGATTTAAAATCTCTCTTCTAGGAACAGCATTTGATTTTCCTATCTTTTTTAAACGACCAATGTCAGCTCCAGCCCAATTAAAAATTGCCTGATCATCATCACCCGCGATGTAAGCTCGTTCAGCTTTTCGGATAAGCTGCTCCACCATCTGCCATTGAATTAAACTTAAGTCCTGGGCCTCATCAACAATTACAACATCCAATTTAGGGGCATCATTTTTTTTAATGAACTCCAATATCATATCAGTGTAATCAAAAAGATTACGTTTCTTTTTGAATTTTGTCAGTCCCTTATCCACGTAATTTAATTTATCAAATCCTCCATCAATGTGATAACCACAATTAGAGAACCGATTCATTAAAGATGTCCCTGTTATTTTTGATTTATCAATTAGGTTAATGTAAATGTCTTTAGGAATTGATACTCCCAATTCATCAACGGACTTATTAGGATTATATAATTTTAATTGCAACCAATCAGAAACTTCCTGGTACTGGTTATCCCCCATCACGTCCGAAGGCTTTAGATTTAAATGATGATAAGCGAGGCTGTGCAGCGTTCTAAAATAAGTAAAATCTTTTTTTTCTAAATTAAATTTTTTCATCGCACGAGTGACAGCTTCGCGTGCCGCTTTTTTTGTGAAGGCAAAATACCCTATGCGATCAATGGAAGTGCCATTGTTTATTTCTTCCTCTACTATATTAAGCAAGCGTGTAGTTTTACCGGTTCCAGGCGGTCCGAATATAGTTATAATTTTTTCTCCGTGTCTATCGTTTAATATCATTTTCTTTCATTACATTTTCCATTAATAATAAATTTAACTTGATCATTTTAAGATCATTAATTAACATTCGCCTCGTTAATTTTAATTTTTTATTCTCCGCTTTCTTAATCAGTTGAGCGGAAATTATCAGTGTTTCATTAATCAGTTTTTTCATCTTCATCCTCGCTGTAAGTTTTAAGAATTGATTGCCCTAGATAAAATGGTATCTGAGGAATTAAACTGTTTCCTAATCCTTTAAGTCTGTCCACCCGGCCGGGAATCCCATGAGCCACTCTACCCACGTCGGGTTCAATGTCCCACCACCCTTCTGATCCTTGACTGCCATCGTAAGTCCAACTTGTTTTCCCATTTTGATTCTTCTTTGTATCGCTGGATCGGACAGGTTTCCCCTGTCCCTGTTGTCCGATGCGTTCGGTGTCGGCCATATCTTCACTGCCGCAGGCAGCATCACCTGAAAACCCTTCTTCTTGATGTCCCTCGCGTATCTCCCGTCGTCGTTCACGTCCTGCTTGTACATTCCCTTTGAGGGTGTCGGCCACAATCCAGATTCTCTCTCTTTTGTGGTTGGCACCGACGCTACTAGCGCTAACACTAAACGTCCTTGCGGAGTAACCTTGATCCGCCAAGTCCGATAGTACGGAGTCCAGACCGAGTTTAATGTGGCCAGGAACGTTTTCTCCAACAACCCAAGTCGGCCGGAGCTCTTTGATAACTCTAAACATTTCCGGCCAGAGGTGTCGCGGATCGCTTTCGCCTCTTTTTCTGCCGGCGTTGCTAAACGGCTGGCATGGGTAACCGCCCGTGACGATGTGGATTGGAAGAAGTCCGTCTGCTTTGAGTCTTTCATATGTCAGCTCCTTTATGTCTTCATACCGTTTAACATATGGCCAATGCTTTTGCAGAACCTTTCTTGGATATTCTTCAATCTCGCAGAATGCCACTGTTTCAAATCCACCCGTGGCTTCCATTCCAAGGCTGAAGCCACCGATGCCACTAAATAAATCTAAGTGTCTAAGTTTCATTTAAAACGGAATCTCATCCTCTCTATCTTTAGGAATCTTTAACTCCTCTTTTGGTTTTTCCAATTCCTGGATCCACCATACTCTTCTATTCTTTCCCCTTATTCGACGAACAACATTAGGGGGATCTAGTTCTTTTCCATCCGCATCCACGGGAGAATTGTTTCGCTGCCGGATCCTGGCGCCAATGCGAGTCGGATCAAATCCTTTGAATCTTTTCTTCTCTAAATATTCCTCTAATTTTGCCATCAAGAAATATGTTTTGCCGTTCTCCGTAAATGATTTTCCCAGGCGAAGCTCATCCATATTCGCTCCCTCCCCCTGGTCAAGGATGAATGTTTCCAGGTGCTGATCAAACCGTCCCTCGATGCGAACGTCATCAGGCATTTCAATGACTTCAACGCTCTCGATTAATTCTTTAATTTTATTGAGCCATTCCCCACGGCTCACGGTATTAATAACAATGTTCTGTTGGTCGATGCACGCAAGAATGAATTCATTTTGATTATAAAGCTGCCGAGTTGATAAGCTGACAATATTTCCATCCACGCTGATGAACCATACGGAATTATCTGATTGATATTTTTGTAGATTAGAAAACTTATGCGCGTACTCATCGCCGATTCCATATTTTCTTTGTCGACATACACGTGAATTACAAACCGCACACATGGGTTGATCTTTACATTTGTATTGGTAGTCGTTCTTGTTATGCTGATTAATAATTTTTTGAACTTGTTTGTACTCTAAGCTTGGCTTCAAATGATCGTGATTAAATGCGGATACTTTATCCTCCCATCCTTGCTCCCATTTCTTTTTTGCATATACTGCATAGTGGTACAGAGTATTATCTCTTCCTCCCTCTCCTATTCCCTGATCCATTAGAGTTTGCAGACAAGGGGGACCATCAGCTAACTCTTTGGAATAAACATTTTCAATTTTTTTAGGTTTTATATTATCGATTTCTTGCGGATCAGTTTTGTACTGATCCCACATAGAATAGAACTGATCCAATGTAGCAGCACTACCGTCATCCAAAAAAGCATAACGATTAGTATCATTACCGCCAAAGTAAGGAAGATTAAGAAAATTACCAGTATCCCCACGCTGTGCGTCAAGTTTAATTTGCTTAGGAAAGATCTCACAATCTCCATGTCCTAGCACTGCTGCCCAATCCGTCAATTTATTTCTAAGCTCTTCTGCATTCACAGGAGAAGAGGTAAATAAAAATAGATGAGCCCCACCACTTTTGGATCGGCAAACAATTAAAGGTAATTCAAATTTTCTTATTTTTTCTATGATTATCTTATGATCTAAAGGATAAGTATCAACATCAATGCAGCCCCAAGAACAAGTACTATCATCTCTAATGGGGATAATACCAAGACTATGTTCCACACCCTGAACATGATTTTCCCATAATGTATCTGTAACATTAGACTTTTTAATAAACGCATTTCCGCCCTGCTTTCCATTTTTTAAATTTCCTGGAATGTATTGTCCATAAGCTCTGTCTAGACCAGAAAATATTTGTTTAAATTTTTTTATACTCATAGACAGCTTCCTCCGCTATAATGCGAGCCATCGATTGTATACGTATAAATGATTAGGATATGAGCACTAACCTCGTTGAGAAACGCATACAATCTAATGAAGTGGCTCGTGGTCTCCATAAGGAGCTTCCCAACGAAACCTTAGAAGGGTATGCTTTCCCCCGAAACCTCTTTAGTTTCCTCTTGGACAGGAATAAGTTTATCCTTCGCAAGACTCATCTCTTCGGAAAAAGCTCTGGCTTCTCCAACATGATGCTCCAAAGTTAAAATAGAATCTACTTCTACTTTCCACTTGTACCACGTTTTATCGCCATTCTTAGTCTTCTCTGTTCTCAATACATAAGAGTGTGACCACATAGGAGGGGTGAAGTGCACACCTTTTGAGTTTTTTATCTTCAAATTTTTCATCTTGCTGTTCCAATTCCTGCTTGGAGTTAGTTGTGATGACTTCATTGAGATAACAGCTTGGCTAGTTTCCCCTTTTCCACCTATAATAACAACAAAGTAATTCGCTGTCTCTTCGATGTAATTACCTGAATTATCATTGGTGTAGTACTTATTATCTTCTCCTCTAACCGTATTGCCCATCACTTCTTTTGATCGATGAACATTAACGGGTCCTTTAGCTCCACTACCGACAGGTGCCCACTCCACATAAGTTTTGTGGTACACGCAAGGAACCACTCGAACTCCAGTAGCAGAGTCCCAATGTTCTCCTGTAACGGAGTTATAAATATGGCCGGCCTTCAACGCCTCATCGTTTTCTAGCTCTGGTGACATAGCTTGGAGAAGCTTTAGTCTCGGGAGCTGTAAGTCATCTGCTCCCATATCTTCAAAACCAGTCGTAACGTTTTCAAACTGATTTAAAATTGCAACGGCGTGATTGCCATTACTTTTTTTTGTTACTGCTTTTTTCCTTGCAGCTTTTTTCTTTGTTTTCATAATCATACCTCATAGGTTCATTAGTTTATAAATTATCGCTTAATGCTGACTTTATTAAGTCTATACGCACTAAACAATTTGTCATCAAAATCCACCCCATCACGTGTTTTCGCAGTTAAGTACGATCGCAACGTCATCCAATGGATGGCAGACGACACATTCGGAACAAGTCCCGAATCCTTGGCTAGCTTCTTGAATTTCTCAGCGGTTTTATCCTCGCCTTTTTTGAAATCCACACTTACTAAATTCTTTATTATATCACCATCTCCCTGGGAACGCACCCAAGCAAATGCTTTTTCTTTATTTTCTTCTGTGATCCCGCAGTGCAACTGTTCTTTTGTACTTACTTTGGATCCATCCGTCAGTTTTAATTCCGATAAACCCTTGGATTGCAAGAGATCAGTAATGCTGTCTGAAAGTATCTGTTCTTCCTCCTTAAGCTTCTTCACCATTTCTTCGGTGGATCCAATTTTTTCTTGAACCTCCTGGATACGAGCTATTTCCGCCCCGAGCTGGCCTAAGGCCTCATCATCAATGGCGTCAAACGCCTTTGTTGATTCTTCTTCGAATAAGTTAATAACTTTATTATTCATTTTTATCTCCCATATTATCTTTTATTATTTACTTGCATTTTATCTTATAGTCAACTATAAAATAATTTTTATTATGAGTGAATACATATTTAAGACAAAGCCTTACGAACATCAGACCATAGCCTTAAAAAAGTCGTGGAATAAGGAATATTATGGCTTTTTTATGGAGATGGGGACCGGTAAGTCCAAGGTTTTAATAGATGAAATCGCCGCTCTTTACCTGCGTGGAAAGATTACCGGCGCTCTAATCATAGCTCCGAAGGGGGTGTACCGGAATTGGGAGAGAGGGGAGATCCCCACCCATATGCCGGATCAGGTTCCATATACTATTGCAGCGTGGAAAGCTCCAAGTGAAATGACGATCCAAGATAAGAAAAATTTAAAAGAAATATTGGAGCCTAACGGAAAGTTGAGAATCCTCCTGATGAATATCGAGGCCTTAAGCGGACTCAAGGGGGCTAAGTATGCAGCGATGTTCTTGAAAAAGAATAATGCAATGATGGCCATCGACGAGAGCACCACCATTAAAACGCCTAACGCTTCACGCACCAAGAACACCCTTAAGCTAGCTTCACTCGCAACTTACAAGCGCATCATGACGGGATCACCGGTAACGAAAAATCCTTTGGACATTTATTCCCAATTGGATTTTCTCAGCCCCCTGATTTTGAATCAGAACTACTGGGCGTTCCGTTCCAGGTACGCTGTGATGGTGAGAAGGAATTTCGGCGCACGGTCCACGCAACTTGTCGTAGGATTTCAGAGGATCCCGGAATTAAATACAATTATTGAACAGCATTCATATAGAGTTTTAAAGGAAGACTGTCTGGATCTTCCGGACAAGGTATATCAGCGACGATTTGTCTCCCTGACACCAGAGCAGGTTAAAGCTTATGAAGAGATGCGACGATTCAATTTAACGGAGGTGGAGGGAAGAACGATGACTAGCCTATCCACTCTTACGGCTTTGATCCGGCTGCATCAGATCAGCTGTGGTCATATCAGCTTTGATGACGGGGAAACACAGGCGCTCAAGAACAACCGGATGAAGGAACTTCTCGATATTCTTGATGAGACCGAGGGAAAAGTCATTATCTGGGCGAGCTACAGATTTGATCTGCGCCACATTACGGACGCATTGAAAGAAAAGTTCGGAGAGAATAGCTGTGCCTCCTATTTCGGGGACACAAAAGACAAGGACCGCCAGGATATCGTAGAGAAATTCCAGGATAAGAATTCAGAGCTTAAGTATTTTGTCGGCAATCCGTCGACGGGTGGATATGGACTCACGCTCCACGCTGCCCACACAGTTATTTACTATTCAAATACTTATGACCTGGAAAAAAGAATACAATCAGAAGATCGCGTGCACAGAATTGGTCAGACCAATAAAGTTACTTACATTGATCTGATTAGCGAAGGAACAGTGGATGAGAAAATAGTCCAAAGCTTACGAAGCAAAATTGATATTGCTACGGAAGTGATGGGCGAGCAAGTAAAACAATGGGTCATTGAACCCATTAGAAAGAGAAAATAATGGACACTACAAAATATAAATCGGTAGCAACCAAAATGGAAACCTACCACAAAGCGAGGATTATGGCGACGAACACACATCGTTCCATTGGATCATACATTTCCATGGTCATAGACACCGCCTGGAAGAAGCAAAAGCCGGCGGTTCGCAAACTCTTGAAAGGAGAGTCAATACAATGAAGACAAAAAAACTAAAAAGAAAAATCTTTAAGACTTATGATTATTCCCTGTTTAAAAAACTCAGGGGAAACAGGGACCTTCGTGAAGCCCATCTAAAAGCCATTACGAAAAGTATGGAAGAGGATGGCTACTCCCACAATCTTGTTCAAGTGAATGAGAAAATGGAAGTCATTGAAGGACAGCATCACGTGGAAAGCTGCAAGGCCCTCGGACTTCCCGTTTACTATTACGTAGTAGAAGGCGCAAACATCAATGATGTTTCCGTTCTCAATACCACTCGGAAAAGCTGGAGCTTCGATGATTGGATGGGACGCTATGTTAAATACAATTATCAGGAGTATAAATTCTATCAATGTTATAAGGAAAAATGGGGCTTTGATCACTGGAGCACCATATTCCTGTTGTGCCGTACAAAAGGAGTAAGAGGACGCGGAAAGCTGAAGAAAGCTTTTGAAACAGGAAACCTAAAAATTGAAACTCTTGAAGAAGGTAAAGAATGGGCGAAACGCATCATGGACATCAAGCCGTTCTACTCCAACTACAAGAGACGCGCTTTCATCCAGGCAATGATCCGTGTTTTTCATGACAGTCGCTACAATCACAAAACATTCTTAAAAAAGCTCAGCTTGGTGAGGGACAGGATGTATGACTGCTCAAGAGTGGGTCTTTACCTTCAGCGCATTGATGACATTATGAACTACGGCACACCCAAAAACCAGAGGGTTAATTTTTACTACCAGTGGGGTGACTCTGATTCCATTTTTCAAGTGAAAGCGGCATAACTGAATGAAAAGTTTACGGCAACGCCTGGAGAAGGAAAAGATTCGCTTAGGCAAGATCGCGCTGCGAGACGCGCGAACACCTAAAGAATTATTGGTGCGCAGGCGTTGGGATCGCATTAACACGATACTAGGGAGAAGGTATGAACAAAAAGATATGTCCTAACTGCGGCGGTAACGGGTTCAAGACATGCAGATGGGAGGCGGAAGACGTCACTTTCCAGTGCAAGGCGTGCTCTTCCAACGGTGAAGTGGATCCGGACAGGTATTTTCACCAGACTTGGACCGAGCCCCACGGCACAGAAAGCCATTATGTCGGTCCTTTATTGGATCCAGAATTGTTTAAGAATCTACAAATAATCACAGATTAGTTGATTTTTACATAAAATCACATATAATTCAGCCGTAAAATTAAAAGGCTGTCTTATGACTACGCAATTGCCTAATAGTCCGGTGAGAAAAATTTCCCGGTGCCGTCGATGTAATACTGTTTCCGTCCATTTCTATGATTCCAAACACGATTGCAGCTACACCCAGGAAGAATGGTTCACCATTTGTGAACAAGGAAAAGAAGCTCTAAGAAAGATTCTTCAACCGGTGACGGGGAATCCTATATTCTTTTTAGAGTAGTCTTTCCCATCGATTCTTAATCAAGCTGTCCGCTATCTGAGGAGCTCTGTTCTCCACGTACCCCTTATGCCCCGGCTGAACTTATGACCGGCTGTTTTCTTGTTGTGCCTGTGATGATTTGT